ATGGTATGCGAGTAATCAATCATTCTTTAATGTTTATTCGAGACAAGATACGTCTTTAGTACTTTCTGGTACCGTATACACACCGCATTTATTCGGATCTACTAAAGTAGCCGGAGTTAATGCTGGTACAGTAAGAAATACCGCTAAGAAAGTACTTGACTATCTTATGAGTGTTGAAACAATTAAATCAAATAGACGTTAATTAATATAGGTTTAAATATGAATGACGCAAAGTATAATGATATTATATCAGATCTTGACGTGGATTTAGATGTAACTAACAGACTTTCCCAACACTTATATGTAACTGAGAAAGGTAAAGAAGACGTTCTTATTTCCCCCATCGCAAAGGGAATAGCACCCTCTAATTTATTAGCTGAATTTGACATAGTGTACAATCAGAACAGTTATAAACTAAACCCTACATTAATAAGAATTGAAGAAGAACAGAAAGCTAAGTTCGGTCCTAGATCGAGAGCTTTGCCATTTAAAGATAGAATCGAGGCGATTAAGGCTGGCTTTGAGCCTGAACGGATTAATACGGAATTGAACATAGGCTATCGCTCATCTAGAAGATTGAGACCTATTAGTAAAGATAATGCAATGGCCTTATTGAAGAACTCAACGAATAGTGGTTTACCTTACTACACAAGAAAATCGTTAGTTAAAGATCGTGTTTTAAACAAGTTTGATATGCTATTAAAAAGAGAAGATCCCTGTATAATTTTTACTAGAACTCAAGAGCAGAATAAAACTCGTGCTGTTTGGGGTTATCCTATGGCTGACACCTTATTAGAAATGATGTATTATTCTCCCTTACTTGAATATCAAAAACGTCTTCCGTATAGAAAAGCTTTATTGGGACCATCATCCGTAGATGTTGCTATGACAGAACTTGTTTTAAATGCTGTCAAAACTAAAAGATGGATATTCTCATCAGATATTAGCCATTTTGATGAAGATACGAAACGAACGATGCAAGAGTACGCTTTTAGATATTTTAAAAGTTTATTTCAGGAGTCTAGCTTAGGTATGCTTGATTATATTGAAAGAAGGTTTTTAACTATTGGGTTAATTACCCCTTACGGTATATTTAAAGGAGAGCATCAGACTCCTTCTGGATCGACCTTCAC